ATCTCGTTTGATTGATTTGAACACTCTTTGTACCTACTTTGGTGTAAAGATGCAATGTAAATTCATCATGAATGAATCATTGATTCAACGTGCTCGAAACTATCTGACTCATTATTTTGAGATTTCAGATTTTACTCATATGATGTTTATCGATGCAGACATTGTATTTGATCCTCGTGACGTAATGCATCTCCTTTATATGTGCGGAAATGACAACCAAGACATCATTGGTGGTCTTTATCCAAAGAAGCACATTCTCTGGGATCGAGTTCGTCATGCATCAAATCTTGAAGGCTTTATTCAGGATTCCGGACAATTGTCCGAATTTGGTGGAGACTTTGTTTTCAATCCTCTACATCGTGGAGATATTGAAATCTTCAAGCCAGTTGAAGTGCTCGAAGTGGGAACAGGTTTCATGATGTTTACCAAAGATACACTGAATACATATCGCAAAAATTATCCTCAATATATGTATCGTCCTGATCACAACCACTCTGCAGATTTCAACGGTTCAAAAGAAATCATGTCCTATTTCCATGTAGATTTTGACCGACCTGAAACTACAGGTGGCGAGACCAACCGTCTTCTCTCCGAAGATTATTTCTTCTGTCAAATGGCAAGAAAAGCAGGACTGCATATCTTCGCTTGCCCCTGGATGCAACTCAGTCACGTAGGTAGCTACAACTATCGTGGATCCGTTCAGTCTCTTGCTGCAATGGAAGCATACCGCAATCAGCAACTTCAGCAAGCAGAGACTGTTGAAGCACCAGTTGTTGAGCTTAAAGAAGCAAGTTGATTTTTGACTTGAGAGGATTTTTCGAAATCCTCTCAGATTTACCTTGACAAATGACCTTGAATTTGCTATGATATTACATATAGGTTCGCATGAGCTTGAGGAGCCAGTGCGGTCTTCTCCCTACATGTTTGAAAGAATGTATAATCTTGGTATTGATTATGCTGATAATGCAATCTATGGATACTATGAAGACCAAGAATATATAATTTTCAAATTTTCTGATTATGGTTTTATAAATGATAACCGGTTCAACACCTATAAGATTTCATATGGGTTTGCTGGTGTTACAATTGAAATTACAAAAACGAGGTAGAAATTATGCAGTTATCGAAATCTGATTTGCTATTACTTTCCAACTTTGCAGCAATCAATCAGTCAATCTTGTTTCGTCCAGGTCAGCAACAAGGAACATCTTCAAATTCACAGAGTATGATTGCTTATGCTGGATTCGAAGCTGACTTTCCAAAAGAATTTCCTCTATTCGATTTGAATCATTTCATTTCAGTCTATGATTTGGTAGCTTCGACTGGTGATGTTGAGATTGAATTTCCTTCAAATGAAAATCATTTGATCATTCGTTCAGAAAAAACATCTCAAAATTTGAGAGCAGCACCGATTGAGGTCATTCGTGTTCCACCAGCAAACAGCAAACCAAAAAATGATCCAGTGATTTCTTTCTACTTGTCAGAAGATATGCTTGCCTATGGCAAGAAGTCTGCAGCAATCAATACCTTTCCGAATCTGACATTCGAGAGTGATGGTAAAGAAATCTTTATGGTTTCAGAAGACATTGAAAATCCAAGTACAGAAAAACATCGACGCAAGTTAGATCAGACTGTTGCTGATAACTTTGAATTTCGTGTTGTCTTCTCTGTCGGAAGATTGAAGATGTTGGGTGATGATTATCGTGTTGACATTTACAGTCCGAATCTTGGTAGATTTGTATCCGAGAATCGTGACTACACTTTCTTCTCGGCTCTCGATGAAGATGTAACTCTTTCTGATGAGTGAAATGAATAATATCTATTTGTTTAAATTGACTTCTGGTGAGGAAATTATTGCAAGAACTGCAGATGAGATTGTAAATTATAATCGAATAAATACTGTTTTGATTCGTAATCCAATGATGTTACAATTCACACCACAGGGCATTGGAGCAATGCCCTGGATGGTAGCTGCAGAGGACGACCAAGTAACTCTAATTGGTTCCTCAATTACCGCAATCTCAAAAGTCAAAGCTGAAATTGAAAAATTATATTTACAGCAAGTTTCTGGTATTGACCTCAGTGTTCCGTCGGCTTCGTCACTCGCAATATAAAGTTAGAATTTTATTTCTTATTGTTTTGATTGTATCAATTCCGATTGAAACAGAATCACATATTCAAGTCAATCCAGAAGACGTTGAATTTTTTTACATCACAGAAAAACCAACACCCGTTATTTCAGAACCAAAAAAAGACGAAATCAGGATTCCAATTCGTGTCAGGCAAAGAGAATATTTTGATTTCGTCAAAATTCACCTAAAAAGTAAAGGAGCAAAAAAAGAGTTTGAGCGAGATTTGCTCACCGAACAAAGAATTCACCATTATGCTACAAGTAATTTTTTCAATGGTCATGTGAATCAATGTCTAGATGTAGCAAAGAAAATGGGATATTTTTCGTATATTGTTCCAACTCTTGAGAGTTATAATATACCAAATACATTCTCTCTCATTCCGGTAATTGAAAGTTGTTTTGATCCTCAAGCAGTTTCGATTGCAAGAGCAGTGGGAATGTGGCAAATCAATCGTATTACTGCAAGACACCTTGACATGAAGATTCAAAAGATGTCCGGTGGTTGGGAAGAAGATGAACGTTACAATTGGAAACGTTCAACTCATGCGGCTGCAAAATATATTCTTTTTCTCAAAGAAAGGTTTCCAACCTGGGAGCTTGTTCTTGCGGCCTATAATCTCGGACCAACAAGACTCCGTGAGCAAATCAACAAACATCGCACAATCAACATTGACTATCTTCACTTGCCACGTGAAACGAGAAATTATGTTTATAAATTTATTGCAATGACTGATATTATTAAAAAGGAGAAATTATGAGCAACGCACCTGCTATTTCCTCTGTGACTCTTCCGTCAAGCGAAGAAGACAAACTTGCCATTCGACGAGTTCTCAAAGAAGTTTCGGACTCGATGACAAGAATCGATGGCGAAAAGGATTTTATCAAGGATGCTGTTGATGACTTATCAAAACAATATGGCATTCCAAAAGCAACACTCAACAAGGTTGCAAAAACCTATCACAAGCAAAACGTAGCCGAAGAACGAGCAAAGAACGAGGATACATTCTATGTGTATGACTCCATTTTTAACTCAAACTAAGGAGCTTTATGGATTTGAAGAAGCAAATTCGCCAAAAGTCTGCAATCGAGCGACTTGAGCAGACAGTTGCGAATTATCAATCCTCTTTGAAAGAAGAGAAGGACCAGGATCAGGTCAAGAAGATCAAAAAGAAAATCGCTGGACATGAGTTCACGATTGCAAACACCAAGGCCGCTCTCCGTTCTGGTGAGCGAGGCTCTTATAATTCCTCATCTTTCTTCAAAGATTGACTTGACCTTTTGGTGCTATTTTGCTATAATAGCACCAACTCCCCCCTTTACAATATTATGATTATGAGGTTTAGTTATGAAAAAGAAAACAGAATTCCTATGGTCTCAAAAATATCGTCCAAACAATATCAATGATTTGATTCTTCCTGAAGACATCAAAGAGACTCTACGTTCATTCATTGAACAGGGCGACCTACCCAATTTCATCTTTCATTCTCAAAGTGGTGGTACAGGCAAAACATCTGCAGCAATGGCAATGGCAGATGAACTTGGTGTTGAAGCAATGATCATCAATGCATCTGAAGAAAGAAGTATTGATGTGATTCGCACCAAGATGTCACAGTATTGTAGCACAAAATCTCTTGATGGAAAAAGAAAGCTCTTGATTCTTGATGAGTCTGACCAATTACCAGAACTCAATCAGAATGCACTTCGAAACTTTTTTGAAAAATTTTCATCAAATTGTGCTTTTGTGATGACCTGTAACTCTTTACAAAGAATCATTCAACCACTGCAGTCTCGTTGCGCTGTAATTGAATTCCATTTTCCTAAGTCAGAAAGACCATTACTGGCAAAAAACTTCTTTGACCGCATCTGTTCAATTCTTGATGCTGAAGAAATCACTTACGACCGAAAATTGATTCAGCATGTAATCGTTCATAAGTTTCCTGATTTTCGTCGATGCATCAATGAACTTCAAAGATATTCTGCATCTGGTGAATTATCATCAAAGATTTTGGCGAACATTCAAAATAATCGTATTGAAGTTCTTGTTGAAGCAATCGAAACAAGAAAGTTTCAAGAAATTCGCAAGTTCATTTTAGAAACATGGCATGGCTCAGAACAAGAACTTTATCGTGAACTCTACAATGAATTGATGAATGTCGCTGAACCTTCTTCCATTCCAGAAATTATTTTGATCCTCTCTCGATATGGATTTGAGTCCTCATTTGCTGTTGATGCTGAAATACATACATTAGCATGTATGGTTGAACTTATGCAATTACCAATTGCATTTAAGTGAGAAAGTCATATGAAAAATTTATTTGGCGAAGAGATT